TCTAACAGCCAGCTTACACAAGCAATTCAGACCATCTGGTCAAAGGAAATCCTTTTCCAGTCAATGCCTATTCTTCGCTTCGAACAGTTCGCTGTTAAGAAGACAGAACTAGGAGTTGCACCAGGTCTTCAGATCAACTTTATGCGTTACAACAACCTCGGCTTCGCGGGTTCACTCGTTGAAGGCGTTCGTATGTCAACTAACGCACTAACAGCTCAACAGTTCTCAATCACAGTTGCAGAGCATGGCTATGCAATTGCTGTATCTGAGCTTCTATTGAATGCTTCATTCGATGACGTAATGGCTTCAGCCTCACGTCTTCTTGGACGTAACATGGCTCTCTACCTAGATGGCCAGGCTCGTGACACACTCATGGCTGCATCTTCAGTTATCTACGGCTACGACCGCTCAGGTCTTTCAGCTGCAAATGACTGGTACGGCACAGGTACCGCTGGTACAAGCCGTGCATCTCTAACTGGTGCATTCGACCTTACAACAGGTGTTGTAAAGGACGCAGTAGAGACACTTGCAACCAAGAACATCCCACGGTTGGGTGAAACCTACGTGGCATTTATCCACCCACACCAGAGCCGCAAGCTTCGTGACAATCCAGAGTTCATCGAAGTTACAAAGTACGCTGCTCCAGGTAACTTCATGCTTGGTGAAATTGGTCGTTTGTACGACACAGTATTCATTGAGACAACACAGATCCAGAAGGTAGCAAACGGAGCTGGTTCAGGTTACTCAGCCGATTCAGCTGTAAGCCCAATCGTCTACCCAACTGGCGGAGGTTACACTTCACCAGCAACAAAGACCGGTAACGGTAACAAGGACCGCTACACAGCTATCTTCATTGGAGATAACGCATTCGGTCACGCAATCTCTCTACCAGTAGAACTCCGCGATGGCGGTATTCTAGACTTCGGTCGTGAGCATGCACTTGCTTGGTATGCAATCTACGGTCTAGGTCTAATCACTGACCAGTCTGTAGTCTTGGCAGAAACCAACTAATTTAATCAGTTCGGGGGCGGGCCTAAAAACCCGCCCCCAACACAAACTTATAGGAGAATAATAATCGTGGCAAAAGCAAAAGTAACAGACGTCACAGGACGTCAGCGTGAAGCTCAAATTGCAGCTAACGCAGAAGCACTTGCACAACGTGCAGGTGAAATGTCAATGGCTACTGCAGAGGCTGCAGCAAAGCTAGAAACAGAAGTTTTGGACCTAACAGTTCCAGGAAACCCAACAGTTATTGACGAAGTCGAAACCGTAGGCGTAAGTCTTGCAGACGATTCACAAGTTATTCGTGTCGCTGAAGACCTAGATTTTGTAACAATCGGCGCAGGAAACAACTATTCCTTCAAAGCCGGACAGAAGTACAAAGTAGCAAAGCATGTTGCTCAGCACTTGCAAGAAAAAGGCTATTTGTACGATCGTCTCTAAGAGAGACACAATCTAGAACGCCCTCATGGACAAGCCGCCCTTCGTCCATGAGGGCCCTTAACGTTTGCCCTGACTTATGTTAATAATCGCGGGATTATTTGAACATTAACTTCATCGGAGGAATCAGTGGCAACACTTGCGGCATTATCTGAACGTCTTCGTTTTGAACTAGGTGATCAAGGAAGATCTTTTTCAGAGACCTTTAGAGGTGATGGTTCTACCACCCGATTTAACCTAACAACCTCCCCAGTAGACGGCGCAACAATGACCGTACGAGTAGGTCAAACAAATGTTTCAGGAACTACCTCTGTCGAGGAAAGAACAGGGCTTATTGTCCTTACCACCCCTCCAGCTGATGGTGTAATTGTTACCGTTACAGGAACCGCATTTAAATATTTTACAACAGCAGAGATTAATCAATACGTAAACACCGCTTTTGCAGAACACGCCAATAGCACTGCCGATACTAATGGCAGTAGATCAACACTTCTTACTCTTCCGGTTATTGACGAATACCCAATGATTCTTCTTGCAACCACTATGGCTCTTTATACTCTAGCCACAGATGCTTCATTCGATATAGATATTATTTCTCCTGACGGCGTATCTATCCCTCGTACAGAACGATTCCGCCAGCTAACAGACATTATTAATCAGCGTAAAGAACAGTACCGAGAGCTATGTAATCTTCTTGGTATTGGCCTTTACAAGATTGATGTATTTAGTCTACGTCGTATTAGTCGTTTGACTAATAAGCTTGTCCCTATCTACAGACCACAGGAGATTGATGATGCTTCTCTTCCACAACGGGTACGTTTGTCACTCAATGATTATGGAGATGTCACTCCCGAAGGTGATGTTATTACCAGAGACCTCTCTATGTATGCGGGAGACGACTTTGCTATTAAACTCAAGTTCTCAATGGATCTCGCCACTTAC